CTTCCCGATGTAGAAAGTGGTGGATTTACTATAATTGCAGTATGTGATTCTAATTACGTAGGAAGCGGCAGTCAGCAATGGACTATTGTTTCGTGGTCAAATGGAACACGTACACAAGGTTTAAGAATATCTTCAGCATCAGCGGGTAGTGAGCAGACACAAACAATATGTCAAGCTCCGCCAGCAAGTGGAACAATCACTTCAGGATATGTAAATAACCCAACAAACTGGCAAACTCAGAATGGAGCTTGTATTTCAACGATGGGTTCTACGGGAGAAGCGAAAAGATATTATGTGCGGCTTAATAACAGAGAGCTTATTGACACTAATGGACAAACAACCTATACAGCTTCTACCACAAGTGGATTAGCAATAGGGGCTGACCAATCTGGAAGTAGTGCATTTAATGGACAGATACAAGAAGTTATTGTTTATAACCGCATATTAAGTTTGTCTGAGGTTCAGCAAACAGAAAAGAATTTAATGTTTAAGTACGATATATTTGGATAATGCCTAGAAGTATATTAGAATTAAGAGAGCAACACCCTCAGTACACAATGGATTTAGACAATATCTTTATTGTCTATGAACCTGACGAAGAAGTAGCTTTTACTGTTACAGCAGATAAAATTGCTGACCATTTAGCGGCTTACTTTTCTCAACCCAAACAATTGTATGTGTCGTGGGAGACAGCAAAGGTTAATTCCGATACGGGACAAAGAGGGATAAAGATTAAAGACATAATGTATGATATTGTCGTTCAATGTTTAGACCAAGAAGAGTTAGATAGAATCCAAGTATTAGAAGTGGTTCCGGGGCCGTGGTTCGTCTTTGATTGGGATGGCCCACCTTTCGACCCCAATCCACCGTTGCCAATAAACCCAATGCCACCAGAACCACCGGAAGAATGAGACAGATAACTGAAATAATAGTTCATTGTTCTGCCACCAGAGAGGGGCAAGACATAGACGCTGCCACTATAGACGAGTGGCATAAAGCTAGAGGATGGTCAGGAATTGGCTATCATTATGTAATAAAACTAGATGGATTAATTGAATATGGCCGAATGTTAGATACCGTAGGTGCTCATTGTAAAGGTCATAACTCTAAATCTATTGGCATATGTTACATAGGGGGAGTAGAAGAAGATGGTAAAACACCTAAAGATACCCGTACAGAAAAACAAAAAGATAGTCTGTTGTTGCTTTTAAAGACTTTAAAGAAATCACATCCAGACGCAACGATTCACGGGCATAGGGACTTTGCTAATAAAGCGTGTCCTTCTTTTGATGCCACGGCAGAATATGGTTCAAACTTCTTATTCTCCAAATGAACTTCAAATAATAATGATTATAAACCGAATAGTTATGAAACTACTGAAAAAATTAATAGTAAAAAAGAATTTAAAAGTTGTTGGGCAACGTGCTTTGCGCTTATTAGACAATGTAGCGCTTGGTGGAGCAGTAAGCAAAACCGTAGATGAAAGCGAACATAGCCCAAAAGGAGATATCCCAGTTCTAGAAATTATTTCTTCTTTAGTGCCGGTCGCATTGTTGATAGCGGTATTAGCTGGAGTAATTAGCGTAGAGGAACTCAAAGAACTGTTAAAACTCTTTTAATAAGAATTTAATATCTTTGTAATAATAAAATCTAATTAAATGGAAATACAAGACAAAGTAATGTTGAAAGAAAAGGAGTTAAAGGATATTCAAACTCTTAATGCTAATTATACAAAATGTAAACTAGCGTTAGCAGACGCAGAGCTTCATAAAGCTCAAATTATTGAAGATATCAATAAAATAAAATCCATCTTTCAAACTACAGAGCAGAAACTAATTAACAAATATGGCGCAGACTCTGTAATAAATTTACAGACCGGCGAAGTAACACCGAAACAAGATGGGTAAAATAGGAAATTACATAACAGACAGCAATCCTCAACCAACCGACAAGGTTATTGGTACTGATGTTGGCGATGACAATAAAACTAAAAATTATACTTTACAAAGTATAGCAGACTTAGCCGGAACCAATACCCTACAACAAGTCTTAGATGCTGGTAATAATGCCACGCAAAGCTTAACTCTCATTGGTTTGGGGACATTTGGCAACTTATCTATACTAGGCACACTACAAGATTCTACTGGAAGCATAGGTGGGGCTGGTCAAGTATTAAAAAGTCAAGGTGGTGCTGGAGTGTTATGGCAACCAGATGGACTAGCATCTTTAGCTCATACTAAAATATGGGTAGGAGACCCGGCTAATAATCCCGTTGAAGCTGCAAATATTATAGATGATGAAACACCGGGAGCAGAAACCCTATCTATTAATGCTATCTCTTCGAGTGTGTGTACTATCTCTAATGGAGTAAAAGGAGAGTTTCTTTATCCTATTGGAAACCAAAATTTAAGTATAGGCGCAACTTCTTTTAATGCTCTAACTGCGTTAGCAGAAAATAATACTGCGATGGGCTATCGTGCTGGTCAAGGTATAACTGATGGAGACAACAACACATTGATGGGCAACCTTGCTGGTGGTGGACTAGGATTACAAAACAACAATGTAGGGATTGGATATCAAGCATTAGGTTCCAATACTAATTCTGAAAATACTGCGCTTGGGTCGCAAGCGATGCGAAATTCCCCTACGGGACAAGGAAATACTGTGGTTGGGTTTGAAAGCGGAAATTCTATAAATTCGGGGAACTTTAATGTAGTTATGGGTCACTCAAGCGGGCAAGGTATTGCTCTTTCTAGTAACAACATAGCGATTGGAAATGCCACAATGGGTGCGGATGCTGACAGAAGTGTAGCGATTGGATATCAAGCGATGCCAACAGCAACTGGTAGAGGCAACATAGCGATTGGATATCAAGCCGCTGACGACCAACTTGGTGGAGATGAAAATATAGCGATTGGAACCCAAACGGTTAATAGTGGAGCAAGTTGGAATGATGCTAATATTGCTATTGGCTTTAGAGCAACTACTACCATCCCCGGTGTAGATAGCTCGATTGCTCTGGGAGTGGCGGCAGACATTCAAAGAAGTAGAGAGTTTGTTCTTTCTCCTGAGTTAGAATACTTATGTTTGAACACTAATCTGTCTGCTAGAATGGCTCCGGGTGGAGTCTTAATGTTTCCTGACAATGCAGCAGCAGTAGCTGCGGGATTAAGAGTTGGAGATATATACTCCGTTACGGCAGTTGCTCCAGCAGCCGCAGTATTGGCAGTAGTATATTAGTAATTGAATTAAATTAAATCTAATGGATATTAGAAAAATATCCGTTGGCCCCGATTATAAGTCAGGTGCAATGCACTATTTAGTAGGTCAAACGGTTTTAGATGGAAGCTACAGCATTCATCTTATTAAATATGATGAGCGATTAGACTCTATAAAAATTTGGATAATTCGCCACAAAGAAAGCGAAATTGTATTGTGGAAAGAGTTTGGTTCTTCAATGCCCATAGCCATAGAATATAACATTAATTTTTAAATCAAGAGAATGAGGTCGCCAGAGTTTTTCATAGTTAAGCCCAAAGATGGCAAGCGGTATGATAACACACGAACTTATGGCGAAGTAGAATTTATTTCTAACTCATCTATCGAATCCGCAGACCATTCTAATCGGTTTGCTATAGTGGAATCAACGCCGATAGGATACAAGGGTGCTATCAAAAAGGGAGATACTTTATTGGTTCATCACAACGTATTTAAGTTTTATTACGATATGCAAGGAAGAGAAAAGAGTGGCCGAAGCTTTTTTCAAAAGGATTTATTCTTTGTAGACTTCGACCAATTCTTTTTATATAAAACTAAAGACGAAGAGTGGAAGGCACATTCTAAATATTGCTTTATCAAACCCGCAAAGGAAGAAGATTATTATATTAAAAAGTTTACAAATGAAGAACCACTTGTCGGGACAATTAGATATATTAACGAAGAATTGTTAAATTTAGGTTTAAATGTTGGAGATAAAGTGTGCTATGAACCAGACTCTGAATACGAGTTTAGAGTAGATGGGGAAAAGCTATATCGAATGTTTACAAATAATCTAGTTGTTAAGGTATGAGTCAAAGGTCTACAGAAGAAATAAAACAAGAAATTATTACAGCGGGCCATATTGCTGTTGAGCACCTAATTAAAGTGGCCAAAGAAAAAATAATCAAACCAGACCCTGAAGATGATTTAGCGGCAGACAGATTAAAGAATGCTGCGGCGACTAAGAAGCTTTGTATTTTCGATGCATTCGACATTTTAAATAAAATAGAATTAGAAAAAGAAAATATTAACGCGGCAAAGAATGGTTCATCTAAAGCCGACATAAGACAAGGGTTTGCCGAAAGAAGGTCAAAATAGTATATACTTCGTATTAAACGATGTGGTTCCTAGCGGCGTGATTAAACGAAAAAATAAATCACGGAGTTGGCAATATGGGTATAATGAGAAATATGATATAGTTGTTATATCAAGAGATGGCACATTGGGCGAGGTCTATAATATAAGTGGAGTAAAAGTAGGTCTCCCCGCTGTGCCTAAAAAGTATCTTCAAAGATACTCTACTAAAGAAGAACAATACTGGGAAAGACTGCCCGAACATAAAGCTTTATCCCGCATTACTACTATCTTTCAATGGAACGAAATGCCTTCAAGTTTTAAAAACGATTGGATATCTTATATTGAAGAAGAGTTTGACAGAAGAGAACAAGGCTTTTGGTTTGCTAATAATGGGAAGCCTACCTATATAACGGGAGCTCACTATATGTATTTACAATGGACTAAAATAGATGTAGGGTTTCCCGACTTTCGCGAAGCTAATCGTATATTTTATATCTTTTGGGAAGCGTGTAAAGCTGATTGGAGAAGTTTCGGAATGTGCTATTTAAAGATTAGGCGTTCCGGTTTTTCATTTATGGGCTCTTCTGAAGCTGTTAATAATGCGACATTAGCTAAAGATTCTCGAGTAGGCATTTTATCTAAAACGGGAGCAGATGCAAAAAAGATGTTTACGGACAAGGTAGTTCCTATTTCTCAAAACTATCCATTCTTTTTTAAGCCTATTCAAGATGGTATGGATAAGCCAAAAACAGAATTAGCTTACAGAATACCCGCAGCGAAGATTACTAAAAAGAATATGTATGACATCCACGATGATGAAATGGATGGCTTAGATACCACTATTGACTGGAAGAATACATCAGATAACAGTTATGATGGAGAAAAGCTTTTACTTTTAATCCACGATGAGAGTGGAAAGTGGATGAGGCCGGATAATATTTTGAATAACTGGCGTGTAACTAAAACGTGTTTGCGTCTAGGTTCTAAGATAATAGGCAAATGTTTAATGGGTTCTACTTCTAATGCTTTAGATAAA